TACGTTGATGCCATTTTCTTCTCCTACTTAAAATATGGATTCTTATCATAGGGAACACTCATCTCTCCTCCAATAAGTCCACATGTTACTTTATCTGGAAAGGATAGCATAAATAACCACCTTCCACTATTTTGATTTAAAAACAATTCCGAAAGATTTCCATTTTTATCTATTCCCCACCAAACTTTAACTACTTGTAGTCTATCTTTTAAATCCTGATATACCAAGTCACTGTGAGAACACTTCATATTCTTTTGAAACATACGAGGAAAAATCTGTGTCTGATCTGGCATACTCTCTTGTGCATTTGTATTAGATGCAAAAGTAAAAATTATTCCTAAACAAATAATTGCAAATATAGTTATTAATAAAGTTTTCATATTATTCTTCTTTTACTCCTATCATAGCCGATCCAGTGCATACAACCTTTACCCAATTATCATCCGAACCAACCTGAACAGGAGAAGAATAATCAGTTGTATTTCCTGTACCTAACTGTCCATAATTATTTCTTCCAGATACCCATAATTCTCCACCTATTATCATAGCAGTTTGCATATCACTACTATTAGAATTTAAACTTGCAGAAGCTTTTGATACAGTTGATCCCCAACTATAATGAGTTCCGTTTACAGAAGATGTAGTTCCATTACCAAGATTACCATAAGTATTATAACCTCCCCATGTTAATCCTTCTCCATCTTTAATTCCTAATCCCCAAAGATTTCCACCAGATACTCCTTCCCAATCTGTACCAGAACCAACTTGAGTAGGAGAATCTCCATCACCAGCAAATCCAGCACCTCCTAATACATTCCAACCAGCCCCCCATAAAGTTCCATCACTCTTTATTATATTTGTATGCCAATAACCACAGGCAAAAACTTTTTGCATTTCCACACCATTTTCCCAACCACCAGCAGGGGGATAAGAAGAAGCCCCCCATCTATCTGTATCACTTCCAGATTGTACAGGGGAAGAATAATCAGTTGTACTATCTCTAAAATATTTACCGTTATCTCCATCTCCCCATGACCATGATGTACCATCTGTTTTTACAGCAGCAGTAAAATTATTTCCTCCTGTACAACCAGCCCAATTAGTTAAACTACCAACTTGTGTTAAAGAAGATCTATCTGTACCACTTCCAGAATCTCCTTGTCCTAATTCTCCATAATAATTATCACCAACAGAATATAATTCTCCACTTGTATTAATTGCATAACCAGTATCTTCTCCTCGTCCAACATAATACCAATCTGATGCAGATCCAACTTGAACAGGAGAAGATCTATTTGTACTATCTCCTAAACCTAATGAACCACTACCATTACTACCCCATGCCCATAATGTACCATCTTTTTTTATAGTAAATATTGACTCAAAATTAGCAGCTATATTAGGAGTCCAATCAGTTAAAGCTCCAACTTGAACTGGAGAAGATCTACTTGTAGTAGTTCCATCTGCTAATTGTCCACCACTATTATATCCCCATGACCATAAAGAAAAGTTTCCTGAACCAGTTCCCCCTCCCTCAGTAATAGCAGCAGACATTAAAAGATTATGAAACACACTCATTTATTCTGGCTCTACAGGCCAATTAAACGAATCAGGCCATGTCAACATATCTGCTGTTGCTGGTAAATCTCGTAGAGCTTGTCTATAAATAGTCCATTCTGTTTTCTTAGCATCTGACAAAGAAGCAGGATGATCAGACAAATGCGTCCAATCGGAAGTTGCAAGTTTTTCATCTCTTTCATGTCTTAAATTATATATATGACTCTCATCTCGTGCAGTCTTTTCCTCTGAAGTCATATCTCTTACACGATGTACCAAAGTAACTCTATCTTCTTCAACAGTAATTACATCTGGATCAAATGTCTGATTGTAAGTTGGGGTAACAAATGTTTCTACTATTGGAAGCCATCCAACAGTCTTGAGATAGACGTCATTACCATCTGATAAACGCAATCCAGACACATTAGCCCAGCTTTCAGGCAACGAACCAAGATAATCTACGCTGCCATCTTCTTTAACGTGTGCATACATTGTAACTTCTCCTTAATCTTTGTAAAAGGTTCTTTCCAACTTCCATATTCTTCCTGTCTTAATAATGTTACACTATGGTAATAAGGAGATATATCCCCCGGTAATGCCCACAGGTAATATGACAAAACAGGAACTACGATCCATGTTTCCACTCCCATTGCTGCTGCTAAATGAGCAACACTGGTACAGGAACTTATTACTAATTCACATTGACTTATTACCTTTCTGGTAGTTTGCCAATCATCCAACGGAGCTTGTCTCATCCACTCTGGTTTCAGTTCTGCATCTTTGTCTCGCTGTAAGGAGACACAATCGTACTCTTTTACCGCATCAAACATTAGATCAGCAGGGAAGAACCTGTGCTGTTCATGTTCAAACTTAGGATTACCACTCCACCTTACTCCTATACGTCCCGGTATTGGGTCAGCAGTACGTTCAATATACGGAGTTCCTTTTAAATCTTCATATTCATATCCGAAAGAAACTACTGCCGACATCGAAGGAAGCCAGTAATCATGGTACGTTCCACAAGCAGCCTTATGTTCCACTACTGCAAACTTTTCTGCAAACATTGAAGCTAATTCAGGAGAACAAGAAATCACCACTCGATTACCACGCTCCTGTAAATCAAAAGCAAAACGATAACTTTTAATCTGGTCACCAAGCCCACCTTCCATATTCAACAGGACAGTACCTTCTTCTCCGTTCCAGATAGGTTGTGTGGAACCTATGTGCCTGTTGCCAAATACATCTTGTGCTCGTCCTTGATCTAAAAGTTTATGACCTTCCAGCAATTTACCTTGACGTAATAGATACCAACCACGGTTAAATGCTGCACGTTGACAGGTTGGAGTTTCCTTCTCCAATTGTTGAGCAATCAACCATCCCTTATCAAAATCACCGTGAATACCAGCTTCAAGTTGTTTATCTATAAGAGCCATTTTTAATCTGCCTGTTTAATCGCTAATTTCCAAGTAGTACTTCTACTAGCTTGTTTATTTAGAGCTACCCAAGTGGTATCAGTCCCTATTTGTATTGGAGAGGAAGTATCCCCACTCCCACCATTCCCAAGTATACCATAAAAATCATCCCCACATGCCCATAATGCTCCACCAGTATTATCTCCATTTGCATCTGTTATATCGTGAAGTGTTCCTCGTCCTGCCATACCATGACCACCAGCCGACCAACCTCCCGGTCCTCCTACCTGTACAGGAGAGCAATACCCAGTTTTATTCTCTAAACCCAATGCCCCTACTTCTTGTCTCCCTGATCCCCATATTTCACCATTAGTATTAGCAGCTACGAATGTTTCACCTTGTTCATCTCCTGCAGTCCATAACCAATCAGTAGCACTACCTATTTGTACTGGAGAGGAAATACTTGTAGTAGTTCCATTTCCTAATTGTCCATAATTATTGTAACCCCATGCCCATAATTTTCCTGTATCTTTTTCAATAGCTAGCACACAATTATTTCCACATCCTGCGTTCACATAACTTTTATCATCAATCGCAGTGGGGTAACGAGAGTAAAGAGCATTAGAATAAGGAGGATCAGAAGGTGAGTATGCAAAGCCAGCTTGAGTCCAATAAGCAGTTATACCACTCCCCCACATATACATTTGCCCATCTGTTTTTAGTCCAAGAGCTGCATTTGCAAATTTAGAATTAATTGCAAGCACTCCTGTCCAATCAGTATCAGACCCTATTTGTACAGGAGAGCTTACATCAATTTGTTGACCAGAAAGCTTCGGATAGGTATCAGGTTGATCACCATTACCCCAACCCCATAAAGTTCCATCAGTTTTGGTGGCACACATTGATGTCCACCCTACTAGTATACTTCTCCAATCTGTTAAAGAACCTACTTGTACTGGAGAAGACCTACTTGTTGTATCTCCTATACCTAACTTTCCTTGAGTATTACTACCCCATGTCCATAAAGTACCATCTCCTTTAATAGCAGCAGACGAGACACCTCCTGCATCTATTCTATTTCCAGTGGCAATAATTCCCTCACCTGCAACATCTATCTCACCCATAAATTTATCACCAATCTGAATAGGAGAAGTTTTACCGACTGCCTCTCCATTACCCAATGTCCCACTCCCACCATTTCCCCATGCCCAAAGTTCATACTCAACACCACCACCAGCACCAGCAGCAGCCATCATTCCTCGTCTAATATTAGGCATTACGGACTCTTACTATCTGCACTGGCAACCATGCCGTGCCAGATTGTACCACCATCCGTGGTAATGAAAACCAAGATATCCAGACCACTGGTAGTTAATGTTGGTGCCGAGCCTCCGGCCCAATCGACCGAACTCGGCCAATTTACCGTTTGCGATCCACCGTTTGTCAGGAATAATGTAAAGCCACACAGTTCATCAGAGGCCGTAGGATTGCTGAATGTAAAAGTATTGGCATTTGTATCAACTGTTGCTACAACATTATTACCTAAAGTTAAATCAATATCTTGTGTACCACCTCCAGTACCTCCAATTGCATTGGTTATTTCACCATAATCTATAAGATTTACACGACCTACTTGATTATCTGCACCAGCAATAGCTGCACCCAAAGTCATTACATCATTAATAGCTGTTGTACCACCAAAAGCAGCAGCACCTCCTACACTCAATGCTCCAGCTATACTTACAGCACCTCCTATAGTTGTAGTACCACCAACTGTTAAATTACCTACAAGTATTGTATTCCCTGATACACAAACATCATCATCAAACTCTGCTTTACCTACTACAGTTACTGTACCAAGAAAATTAGCAGCACCTCCTACACTCAGAGCACCAGCTATACTAGTTGCTCCTCCTATGGTAGTAGTACCTCCAACTGTTAAATTACCTACAAGTATTGTATTCCCTGAGACACATACGTCATCGTCAAATTCTGCTTTCCCTACAACAGTTACTGTACCAAGGAAATTAGCAGCACCTCCTACACTAAGAGCACCAGCAATACTTACAGCACCACCTATTGTAGTAGTACCTCCAACAGTCAAATTACCTACAAGTATGGAATTTCCTGATATACAAACATCGTCATCAAACTCAGCTTTACCAACTATAGTAGCAGTACCACCAACTCCAAGATTTCCTGTAAGAGTTGTATTACCAGCTATGGTAACAGTACTGGCAAAATGAGCAGCACCTCCAACACTTAATGCTCCTGCTATACTTACAGCACCACCAATTGTAGTAGTACCTCCTACTGTTAGATTACCGACAAGTATAGAGTTACCAGAGACACAAACATCATCATCAAATTCTGCTTTGCCTACAACTGTAAATGTACCACCAACTCCAAGATTGGCAGTAAGAGTTGTATTACCAACTATTGTTGCAGTACCACCTACAAATAAATTTCCACCTACTGTAGCATTACCAACTGATATATTACCTTCAATTGCAACAGGAACATTACTAAGATTAGCACCATCACCATAAAAGGCAGAGGCACATACTCTAGCATTTGCAGCTTGTACATTTGTACCTGCAATTGTTACAGTACTGGCAAAGTTAGCTGCACCTCCAACACTAAGAGCACCAGCAATACTTGCAGCCCCTCCTATAGTTGTTGTACCTCCAACTGTTAAATTACCTACAAGTATAGAGTTACCAGAGACACAAACATCGTCATCAAATTCAACCTTGGATGCAAATGTAGCTGCACCACCTACACCTAATGTACCTGTAAGAGTTGTGTTACCAGCTATGGTTACTGTACTTGCAAAGTGTGCAGCACCACCTACGGATAATGTACTGGCAAGACTTACTGCACCTGCAACAGTAACTGTACTTGCAAAATGTGCAGCACCTCCAACACTAAGAGCACCAGCAATACTAACTGCTCCTCCTATTGTAGTAGTACCACCTACAGTTAAATTACCAACAAGAATAGTATTACCAGAGACACATACGTCATCGTCAAACTCAGCTTTACCTGCCACTGTTACCGTACCAAGTAAATTCGTATTACCTCCAACACTAAGAGCACCACCAATACTGGCAGCACCTGCTACTGTTGCTGTACCTCCTACAGCCAGATTACCAACTAGGACTGTATTACCAGATACACATACGTCATCGTCAAACTCAACCTTGGCAGCAAAGGTAGCAATACCTGTTTGTGCCAATGTCCCACCAAGAGATGTATTACCTGCTACATCAAGAGTACTTGCTAATGATGTTGCTCCTGATACACGAACCGTACCAAGAAAACCAGTAGCTCCTGATACAGTGGCTGTACTCAGGAAATTAACAGCACCACCTACACTAAGAGTACCACCAATCGTAGCATTACCTGTTATACGTAAAGCTGAAACAGAAGTAGCACCAGTAGCTGGAACATTTGTCAGATTAGAACCATCTCCATAAAAAGCAGAAGCACAAACTTTAGCATTAGCTGCCTGTATGCCAGTACCAGCTATGGTAACAGTTCCTGTTATATTGAGATTTCCACCTAAAGATGTATTACCTACAACGGATAAAGCTCCTCCTACACCAAGAGAATCTGCCATTGTAACGGCTCCAGCTATGGTGACTGTATTTGCCACATTCAATGTGCTGGCAAGAGATACTGCACCACCTACATTTAATGTACTGGCAAGACTAGTTGCTCCTGCTACAGTTACAGTGCCAAGTAAATTAGTAGCTCCACCTACGGAAAGAGCACCAGCAACACTAACGGCTCCTCCAATAGTAGTTGTTCCACCTATATTGACATTACCAGATACAGATACATTTGTTTTAAATGTACCAGCACCTGAAACTGTTACGGTACTTGCAAAGGTAGCTGCCCCTGTTCCTTTAAATGTACCACTTACTGATACATTACCAGCTACATCCAAGGTACTACCCAGACTTACTGCACCTGTAATGGTTGTAGTTCCACCTACTGCAAGATTCCCTACAAGTATAGTGTTACCACTTACACATACGTCATCGTCAAATTCTACTTTACTTACAAACTGAGAAGTTCCACTTACATAGGCATTCCCGACTACGGATATATTACCTACACATACATTCCCACCTACACTGGCATCAACTCCTGTTAAATTAGAGCCATCTCCATAAAAGGCAGAGGCACATACTTTAGCATTAGCTGCCTGTACATTTGCACCAGCTATAGTTACTGTACCAGCAATACTTACATTTCCAGATGCAGCTAAAGAACCTACAACATCCAATCGTCCAGTTGCTTTTACTGCATTTGTAGCAACCATAAAACCAATATTAGTTCCATCTCCAGTTTGAAGTTGGGTAAGAGAAGCACTTACACCTCTATTAGCACTAACACCTAATTTGACGATCTGCTTATATGTATCTGATATTTGTCTTCCAGTTAATGTACTCATATTGTTTGCCACCATCTATCTTCTGCATCCCAATTATTAGTAGCAGCTTCCCAATTAATTTGTCTGCCACCAGTATCAGGACGAGGGTTACGTATCATTGGGTTATCACTTACATCAGGTACTTTATTTAAAGGACTATTCTTTAAATCATATGCCCCATCAAAATCTTGTGGGCATACCAGCATCCCATAACTATTTAATCTCATTACTCTGTGTGCATAAACAAATCCACATGTATCACACATTGCCAAAGCATTTTTATTACTTGCCATTTTACACTGATCTTAGTCTAGGCTTTAAAAATAAGTTAGCTCTTTGTCGATCCTCTTCCAGTGCTCTACCTAATAACTCTTCATAATTAGATTTTAACATTCCTATACGATCTCCTTCTATACCGGGAGTTTTCATGGAAAGGTAATAGGAAAGACCACAAGTAAGAGGAGGAAGAAATCTCTTTGGAAGATCTGCATTTTGTTCTGCTGATCTATTAACATCTTCCAGTTCTCGTACTCCTTCAATATTAAGAATATCAGTTGTATTATCAGGAATAGGCCATAGAAGAATTGTAGGATTATCCCTATTTCTTTTTATGGTAAATTGACTTGATCTACCTGTTTGCTTCTTATTAGGAATAATTTGATATTCTTCAAAACTAATTCGTTGTAATTGTATGTCAGTATTATCTCTTCGATATACTACTTCCAGTGCATCCAAGGTATCCCCTGATAATGCATAGGAAGTAACACTTGTCGAAACTGTAACTAGTGTAGTGTAGGTAGTCCAAAGAAGTATACCTCTGTTCTGCCAATCCTTTAGCATAAGATTAATAGAACGACGAGCAGAAGCAGGAGTATGACCAAGGGTTTGTTCTCCCCCGATCATCTCCGTAGCCTCTTGGATCACCTCATCTATATCTAAGTTAAAGTTAAATGTTCCTGACGTTGCCATTTTAAACTATTTCTTTTTACCATGATTATGGTGATGTTCACCCATAAAGAATCCAACAACACCTGCTACACCACATGCAATCATAGCAACAGTCTGCCATGTACCGATTGGTGAAATAAGACCAATCATGGCAAAAATAGCTGCCATTGCTGCA